TGGTCTAACATAATAAAAATTACAAAAAATAGTTTCATAACCTGCTTTGCTTGGTTTAACTACAAATTTATATCGTTCAGCCCAATATGGCGCTCTGGATGATACCGCAACTTGTATACTATTTGCTGTTACGCTGTTGCCAGGCTCTACATAAACAGTGTTATATTCAGAAACTAAAACAGTAGAAGACCTTCCATACTCATCACTATAAACAATACCTGTTTCATAATCACGATCACTGTGTAAACTTCCTGTGTCTAAATCTGTTGTAAAAGCAGATTCTACAGATATAAATCTAAAGTATTCATATAAAGTAGTGGTTATAGGAGAAGAAGGATTGGTTAAATCTATGCTTTGAAAAGCCATTGCAATAGTTTGAATATCACAAGTGTTTGATCCTGGAGAAAAATTTGAAATATTAAATCCTTGTTGTATTGACGCATCTGAAATACTACTATTGTATTTAACAAAAGGATACGTTCCTATAGCTGGAGAAGAAAGTTCATTATTAAAAAAATCTGTTAATGAGTTTCCTTGATCAGCTGTGGCAATAGGTTCGAAATTAGTTCCAAGAATAGTACCAATACGTTCTGCAAACAGAGGACTGTTAAAGAAATCATACGGACTTGCATAGTCTTGATCTAAAGTTATATTTACAGATAGTGTAAATGGTTGATTTTCAAAATCAATATTTGCAGTAGCAGCAGCAGTTCCTGTTGGGAAAAAAACTCTTTTATCACTGTCAAAATTAAATGTTAAACCTATTAAAGAATTAGCTTTTAATTTGTCAGAAATAGCAGAAAAATCAATAGTAACTTTTGAGTTAGGAATAATTTCACTTTGTCCAGCATTAGGATTTAAAGTGTATGTAAGTCCATTATTTAAAAGACCTAATGGTAATTCAGCAAACCCTACTATAGTATTAACTAAACTTGTGTTGTAGTCTACAGCAATTGTGTTTCCATTTGCATCTGGTCTTGAAATGTTATAACCATCTACATAGTTACCATACATTAAACGATTACCTTGTATTGTTTGAGCTTTTGCTAAACGTGGTACATTATCAAACTGTCTAAGTAATTCATCATTACCTAATACAGTGTATATTTTATTGTTAGTAAAAGTGTAAGATTTACTTGTATTATTCGCCCAACCATAATCTTCTTTTTTAAATCTTTCAATTACATTTAATGTATTTGAATTAGTATCTTTAAATAATAAATCAACTTCTTTTACTCTTGAACTACCAGTAGAAAATTTAACTTCAATACCATTGTAAAGATTTAACATTCCGTCATTACAATAGTTTTTTGTACTAAATTTAAATGGACGAGGAACAAATGCTGGGTTGGTAAACAAAGACGTTGCGCTATACTGCCCATCTTCATACCTATATCTATATGCAAAACATAAAAATCTATTTTCTATATAGTTTTGATTACCTGCAATATTTAAAAAATTTAATGTTGGCGCTGGTAAAGGAACATTTGTACCTACAATGTTTTCAAAACCAGGTGGCTTTACCACTACAGATATATCTTCTTCTATAATTTGATCTACATTTGCAATTGGTTCTGGGTAATTTCTGTTTATATTTAATGTTCGTGGAGGGTTTTTATCATCTGTCCAAAACAATAAATCTTCAATTAAATCAATTCCTGTTATTAAAAATAAAGGGTCAAAATTTAAAATCCCAACTGTAATTACATGATAATTAACTATTTGATTAGTAGTGTTATATGATACCACTAAATCAACAACTCCACCAGGAGCTTCAGTATTTGAACCGTCATGAATAAACCAGTAAATAGTTTCTCTAACGCCATCTTCATACGCCCCTATACACACAGCAGCAGGACTTAAAGCCACTCCGTTGTATTGAATAGTAGTTAGCTGCTCATTTCCTTTTGAGTTCTCTACAGCTCCTATTTCAGTAGCTTCTGTAGAGCCTAAACGTACATTCATTGCATCAACATATTCACCTGGAGGAAGAAGTCTTTCATCCACAGATTTATTCATTCTACCTGCAATAAAATTTGTTGTAACTATTGGCATATTATTTTATAATTTTATTCTGGCCTCTTAAATTCATTAGAAGTCTTCCAGGATGTATATTACTTAGTCTTATTTTTGCATTTCGTAGTAGAGAAGATTTATCTTTTCTTGCTCTATTTACAACATACTCTTGCACGCCTAATCTACCATTTAAAATAGAATATTTAATATAAGCATAAATATATTCTTCAAATAATTTATTTACTTGCACCTCAGTGTCAACACCATTTTTCATACCGTCTGACACATACTCTAAAACAATAGAGGCAGCACCTGATATGTTACTAAAATTAATTACACCAGATTGTTTATCTATAGTAAACGTAGGGTTTGAGTTTGCAGTTTCAGTATTTAAACCAAATCGTGCGCCTATGGCGTAATCAAAATACCAAATACCATCACAGCAATATCCTTCAGATCCGTTATATGCACTACTTTGATTTAAATATATACTTTTATTACCTCGTAAAATTCTTGCTAAATCTACTTCTGAATCTTGTGGTCTTAAAACATTTCCGTTTTGATCAAATAAAATATTAGAACTATTGTCTTGCAAATAAGCAGAAGACCAATTTGTTTGAATATTTTCAGATAAAGGATGTAAACCTCCGTTTCTAAATTGAGAAATTCTAACCCAATTTACATAATCTTGAGGCAATACAAATCTTAATTGTTGAGTAATATCTAATTGAAGAATTTTTATTTCCTTCATTGCATCATAGTTTAATTCCTGAACGCCTCTCTTTGCGTGAAATAATATTTGATACCTTTCAATGTTGTTTATCAATTCGTGGTTTCCTTGATACATTAACATAAAATTGTTAACTATATCTGCCAATGAAACATACTGATACGAACCCCAATTAGCGTTCGTTGGCGCTGTTCCTGAATTTGCGTAATATGCGTAGTCGTTTATATATGCCATCTATCCTTGTGTTTGTTGTTCTTGTTGTAACTCTTGAGTACCAAAATTATAAACATCAGCCTCTCTTATTTCAATACCTACATACTGACATATTTTTGCTATCAAAGTAGGCTCATCAGATAATGGTAATTCAAAGTCTTGGTAGTCATCAGCTGTAGGATCAAATAAAGGTTCTCCAGCTAATAGGGTAGCATAAGTCCAGTTTGGTGGATTAGGATACCTAACATACTGAGACATTATTGTTCCTGGTGTTGTTAATGTAGTTGGATAAACACTTATTGTGTTTCCTGATTCTGTAGTAGTAGCGCCACCTAAAACGTATGCAGGATATCCTGCGGACGGAGATGTAAGAGGTGAAGAATTTAAATAAAATATTTTATCTTGATTAACTCTCTCCACTTCTACAATACCAGTGTTAGCTACAATTGTGTAACTATTTCCAATTGTTTGTGCAGTTCCAAATATATTTTGAGACAAAGTTAATTGAGTATTACTATCAACACTAACAACATAAGCTGTCTGGCCTGCTGTAGTACTTGTAATTGACGTAGATGAAACAAGTTGACCTGCTGTCACCGTACTTGTAAAAGTAGCTGTAGCGTCTGTTAAAGTTAACGCACCTGCTGCTGTTGTTGTTCCTGATGTACTTACCGTAGGGTAATAATTAATTTTATTAATTAAATAATAATTAGAAGGTAAGTTAAATAAATTTATACCAGGAGATATTAAAGTTTGGGTTGCTGAAAAACTATCAATAACCTCTATTAATCCTTTTGTAATATCAGCATATCCTGTGCCAGATGCTCTTTGGTTTTCTTTAAGTAACTGATTGTTGTACTGGTAAAAATAATCCTCAAACATATCCATTTGAGCTTGCGCACAATAAAGATTAAAGTCTTGTGGTGAAATATATCCGTAGTTGTTTTTATTCGCTATTGCTAATACCGTATTTCGTACTTCGTTTATTGGCATAATTAATTCTTTTTACAAAGATAGCAAAAAAAAAGAGGCCCTATTTTTTTTAGAACCTCTCTTTAATTGTTTAATTAATGCTGTTATGCATTAAGGATACTTGTTACAGCTTTTGGAAGATTTACCTCGAAAAAAGGATTCTGCCAAGATGTAGCTAATGCTATTTCCATATTGTCTAATATAGAATTGTAAACATCGTGAGCGACTTGAGCCTCTGTTGTAACTGTTGTAGTAGTTCCATCAACATAATCAATTGTAACTGCTACTGCTTCAGCTGTTGCCGTAGCAACTGCTTTAACTCCGTCAAGACTAATCAATTGACCAGTAATAGGAGCGTTTGTGATTTTAAGAAATTTTGCCATTTTATAAAAAGGTTTTAATGGGTTAATAAAGTACAAAGATAACAAAAAAAAAGCCACCCTTTTAAGGTAGCTAATTTTCCAGTTAGTTATTAGTTTTACTTTATTTTATTCTTAAGAAGTTTGTAAACCTCTAAACCATCATCGCTTTTCATAAATGAAGCAACTATAAAATTAGGGTCTTCTCCAAAAGGAATAGTAAGCATTTTCTTTTTGTTATTTGGAAGATTGTAATAAACATCTTTTCCATTGTTTCTTGTAGATAAAAGTGATAAGTTAAAAAACTGATACACATCATCCATAAGTTCTAACATTGGATCATTAAGAGTGTCTAAGAAATCTTCTGGATTGTTTTTAGCATAAACTAATATATCTCTTTTTAACTCTGCTGTTGTCATTTTTTCTACAGCGTTACCCATTAACACTCTGCATATTTGTGTCAGCTTAGAAATATCTTTAGTTATTTTCTTAGCTTCTATTTGAGCTTCTAATTCAAACTCAACCCACTCTAATTCTTGAGCGGCATCACGTTCATGGTTTATTTCTTCAAACACAAATCCATTGCTTGGATGTAGTTCTAAAAATTTTTGTAAAACTTGATTTTCTTTTGAAACCGAAAGCATTCCATCCTCAAACACAATAGGTTCTAATATAGCATTACCATCTTGTTCGTTTTCAAAAGGTGACTTTTGATTACGCGCATAACGTAATGGTTCATTAATTCCTGTTTCTTCGTTAAAATGTAATAAAGGTGATCTCGATGAATGTCGAGATGATAACATGTATGATAAAGGGGATTGACCTCCTTTTAAGCGATAGGATTTTGCTTTGTACTCTACTTTTTTTGTTGCCATTATAATATAATTTAATTTGATTTATAAAAAATAATTACCCTCGTCATTATAACGAGGGTAAATATTACTACTATTTACTATGCATCTTGGAATAAGAAGAAGTTGTTTGCACCTAAAGTACATACAGCTCTCTCACTCAAGAAGTTCACTTCCATTGCATCTAAGTCACTTGTTCTTGCACCACCAGCAGAACCAGTAATCCAAGACTTGTAACGTCTGTCTTCAGTTTCTGAAGCTCTGTAACGAACATGTAAGAATGGTCTCTTAGCGTTCTTACCTAAGACTTGATCATATACAGTTGTAGAACCAGCTGGAACTAAAAGTCCATTGACTTTACCTGCATTAAGACCACCTCTCATAGTAGGATCGTTTAAGTATTTCCAGTCAGACTTGTAGAAATCATAACCTCTACGGAATCCTGTGAAACCTAAATTAAGAGCCATGTCTTTATCATTATCAAATAAACCATAAGAAGTACCACCTGCTCCGTAAGAGTTTTGTGATGCTAACATATCGTCAATATCAAATGAGAATTGTCTGTCTACAAAAATAACATTTTCTTCAATAGAACCTTGCTTGTCAAGTCTTTGAATAATGTTATCAAATTGAGCTAAAGTCTGTGGGTTTCCACCACCGAATACATTACCTCTATTTCCTACTACGTAGAAAATCCCTTCAGATCCAGACTCTCCTGCTACAGAAGCTCCTGCTGCTGTACCTTGTAAGTAGTCTCCTGCACCAGATGCTGCTGCTGCTGGTACTGCTTCGATCATTGCTGTCTCTAAGTAATCTTCAAAACGTAATCTTGTATCATGTTCAGATTTTAAATACCATAAGTATCCAGAAGCACCATTTTCAGATGTAACTTCAATCCATCCAATTTGAGCCATGTCAGAACCAGAAACAGAATATTTGTCTTTGATAATGATTGGTTTGTTTGAGAAAATAAAATCATCAGATTCTAAAGACCCTTGCATTCCGTTTACACCTTTTGCAAATTCAGAACCATATACAAATATATCACATGAAGTTCCAAGAGCCATTGCTTGACCGCCACCTTCATAGTATGCAATTGTTACTACGTTTGGCGCACCTGCTGTTGGAGCTACTGATATAATACCCTTGTTCTGTAAAGTTGAACCTGGTGTATTGTCAGATATCATTACAGTCTGTCCTGCTCTTAAAGCTGCTTGACTTGATGTTCCAGCTAAAGCTGGGTTGAAATTTGCAATGTTGTTTGGAATTGTCCAAACACCATTTGCAGCTCCAGCTGCTCCTGCTGATGTACATGCTTGATACTTAGTGTGTAATCTTCCTTGTTCTGCCCATTTGATAAGGTCAGACGTTGAAGGCATTTCAGCTCCTACCATTCTTAAGAATGATGCTACTGATCTGTTTCCATAACGCTCAAATTCCTTTTCATAAGTATCTGGAAGATACTGATTCAAGAAATCAAAGTTAGTTATGTAGTTTGTTGATAAAGGAGTTTGCTGCGCACTTGGCTGCAAGTCAAATCCTGGGGCTACATTTACTGCCATAATTTGTTGTTTTTTTTAAAATTAATTATTTTTTTCTACTTCTAATTTTGAGTCCTCTTCCACTGTCGCTACTTGAACCCATAGGTCTAATCGTAATTCCGTTTTTAGAAACCGATTGAGATTGTTGTCTAACATCCATATTAATGTTTTTTGATTTTCTCGAAACACTATCTACAGTTGCAGCAACCCCTTGTTCGTAAAAGTGTTTTGCAAACTTATCAGGATTCATAGCAACCGATAAGGCTTTATGATATCCGACTGGATCAACAATCAAACCCTCTTTGTCCATAAATTTGTTAACGAAATTGTTAACGTCAGATTGAACGTTTTTAAGTTCTTGTGCATCACCTGGTTTAAAAGAAATATTTTTATCACCAACTGAAAACTCAAAACCTTTGAATTCGTTGTTAAAAACCGACTCGGTTTTATCTAAGAAATAATTATACCTTTTAGTGTTTACTTCAGCGACACTTTTAGATTCCTCCATGTACTTTTTATAAGCGTCAATATTTTCTTGCTGATCTTCTGATAATCCACCCCCACTTGACTCAAGAGGAATTTTATACTTATCTTTCTGTTCATTAAGAAATTTCTTCGCCTTAGAAAGTTCTCGTTTTTTTGCTAACTTTATTTTTCTAATATCTTTTTCATCATCTAAATCTTCATCATATGAAAACTTATCTTCAATAATGTCCTGAATATCATCCGAGTCTAAACCTTCTTCAGTCGACTCATAATAATTAGCAAGTACAGCATTATCGTCCATGTCATCAATATCTTTTTGTAAATTATAAAAGTCATTAATACCACGTCCAGTTTCCTGCTTGTACTTTAAATACGCAGATACGTCTTCTGGTAACTCAGAATTTGCCTCTTTTTCCGCAAAT